CTATTACGAAGATTTTTTAATTTATTTTCATATTCTTCTCTAACTGCTTTTAACGGAAATGGTATTCTAACCACAGCACCATCAGGTATATCAAACTCCGATAAATATTGAGGATTAGCATATGTTATAAGAAAATCAAAAAAAGGATTTCTATAATATCTTTTAGCATATTTATCATACCTGTCACCAATAGAATTCCATCTTTCAAATTTATCTGAAACTCTATTTGATATTTTAACAAATGGTAATTGATCTATAGTTGAATCATCATTTCTATAAATTTCGTATCTGTCGTAGTCCTTCTTGCCTGCCATAATTAATTTTAGTTACTTTCATTTTTATTCTCACCATTAGTATTAACATCATCGTTTACTGCTTGTTGTGCTGTTTCAGCAGCAGTAGCTTTACTATATACGCCATCATTATAAAATGTTGAATTAGCATAATAGTTGAATGACACTGCATTTTGAAGTGCATCTATAGGGCCTCTCATTGACATACCACCAATAATCTTCAGTTGCATAGTAACATCAGCATACATAAACTGCATACCCATACCTTCTGGATTTAAATCCCAAGGTGCATCACCATATTCAAATTGAATATTATCAATTATTACTTTGGTATTAAAGAAGTCACCAAGTCTTAATATTTGAACAGGTTGACGACCAAATACAGCATTATCTGCAGTAAATAAATTTCCATTATCTGTTTTCTTTTCCCTTCTCACAGCAGAGCCTTGTCTAACACATTGTTGTAAGAATGTAAGCCTCCTATGGAAGTCCTCTGGAGTTTGAGAATGAAATACAGGTAAAAACTTATTGACTTGTCTTTGAGTGGCTTCAAACCCCTTAAAAATACCATCCTTAATTGTATACTGATTAAACGTACATTCGAAACCCTTTTTGGCTGCATTCTTAGCATCAGCTATTTCTTTTTCAAGTTGAGTTATTCTAGTATTTAAAGATAAGATGTTAGTATCCCTTTGAGTGTTTTGACGTAAATCATCGTTTATACCTCTTGGTTGTAATCTTTTAAATATTTTTCTAAACTCAACATCTACTCTCCTGTTACTCTTAGATTCAAGAGTAGATATATTTGACTCTAAAGAAGTAGAAGAGTCTGCGTTGATATCACCTTCTGGATTAGCAATAATTTTAATTCCATCTTGCTCTAAACTTCTACCATCATATAAATCTGAATATCTTTCATTTAGATATGTTTTTACTGCTTCAATTCTTCTACTTGATAAATTTATATTATATTCTCTAGCTGCTTCACCTCTAAATAACTTTGTTGCATAACCAGTAAGATATAAAACATAGTTACCTCTATTATTTGGATCAAATGCTCTAGTCACTATTTCATCAAAAGCATTTACAAATCCAACATTTAAACTAAAATCTTTTTCATATGCATCATTATCTACATCACCATCTTCATAATTACTACCAAGTGTAAATCCAACACCACTAGACTCAGAACCTATTATAGGTATGTCATTTGGAAAGTAAAAACTAATTTTAGGTATTACTGGTGCATTAACTGTTGTGTCAACCTCCTTATCTGGTTTCAACTCATCTCTTTGCTGAATTAATACTTCCTTCTCTTTTTCTTTTTGACCGATGTCAACTGGTTTAGGTAATTTACCTTTACTACCAAATGCCATAAACCTCGCTGCTTGAGATTGTGTTTGTAATTCAGGATCAGCCTTTAATTGAGGTGGATAATCCACTAATAATTTAAACGATAGAGATGCTAATCTCTCAGTACTATTATAAGTATATATTGGTTCTGAACGACCAAGAAATTGAGTACTCTCATGTTTAGCCACTGATTGCTCACTTAACTTTAAATCATATGGTGCAAACCACATAAGTCTACCACCTTGATTACCTATTTCACAATCAGGTAGTTGAACACCGTTATTAGCATCTTCCAAGAATCCATCTTCGGTAACCGAAACAGCTAAATTCTCAATTGAAAACATTAAGTTTTTAATATCAACTTTACCATTCTCACCTAGACTTGGTGCGATCTTAGGAAGTACATGTTTATGTATGGTTGAATATTGACTACCACCATATACTTCATTACCCTTAAATCTAATTGCTTTTACATATCGATCATATGGATCAGTTACATTATGTTGACGACTTCTATCAATATCACCAGCAGGATTTTGAGTTAAAGGCATACCATTGAAAAAGACATTATCATCTTTATCAATGAATTTCTTTTTAGTTAAATCAAAATTACCATACTTACCTCTTGAATTAAGAAGCTCTTTAGTATAATTTAATAAACCAGTTCTTGGTCTGTCAGTACTGAAAAATCTATTATTTTCTTGATTGAATTCAGTATTGGTAGTGTCACCATCTAAGGCTTTCTCACTAGGAACTTGGTTTCTATCTTCTAATTCACCATCAAAACCTTTAACTATTTTCTCATAGTTACTATCAATACCATCTCTACCCCAAATAATTTTCTTATCTAGATTTTCTGGAAGACCGAAACTTTGATCATCTATTCTATAATTACCAGCACCATCCGAATTATCAGTCTTTCTAGTGTTCCCAAAACCATCCAAGTATCTTTGACTAGCACCGTATTCATAACTATTCTCACCATGGAATGTCTCAATAAAACTTTGTTTTTGAGTGTTTAATCTTCTATTTAGTTCAGCAGGACGAGTTACAATAGAACCAAAGTCGTAAAATCTTGAATACGGATATAAATTAGTATTTAATCCAGCAAAATATATTCTCGGTGCTGATTCAGTTGTTTTTGAAAATTCTATTCCAGCACCTGCAACTGCACTTTGAAATGCACTACTTGAAGGTTTATATGCTGATTTATTTAATGCATTAACTAAGAGTATTTGTTGACCTTTACCTGTTTGTCTAAAATAATCTAAATTAGTAGGACTATCTTGGAAAGAATTTACTGGACGATATACACCAGTAATTTCTTCAAGAATTTTCCCAATACTACTTTGTGTTTCTCTTCTTGTAATTTGAAAATCAACTTTAGAAGTAAATAATTTAGTATTGGGATTACCATCAAATAAATTAGCAAAATTAGTACTTGGTAGATATTCTGCAGCAGCTAATGATCTAGCTGTATGTCCAAATTGTTTAGCCAACATTTGTAATCCAATCTGTTGAATAGGTGTATTGATTGGCGAAGCCAATCTACCTATAATTGAATTATCAATATCAGGAGAACTAAATGGTGATAGAACACTACCAATTGAATTAATAGCTTGAGTGATATTACCTTCTTCAAGTCTGTATGGTGTCTCAGGTGTATATAGATTTCTAGATTCAATTCTATTTCTATATTCCTCTGAATTATTTATTAATCTAGACATTCAGTTTTTTTTACTCATAAATACTTGCTATTGTGTTTTAATTTTATAACCTTTACATTGGTGAAATGTGTTACCCCCTATATAACATAATCTCTCTTTATAAAAAAGTTCAATTGAAGGTGTCAACTTTCAAACCAATAAATCCCAATAGATAATTAATAATTAAATGTATTATGATTAGACATTCCCAACTAAAAATATTTTTTACTGTAAAAAGTAACCAAAAAGTTGTGAATATAGTATGCCCTTATTACGAGGTGAGTTTGTGAGAGATATTCTTTATAATTGTTTTTTAATAACTATAATTCTTTTCTTTAGAACTACTGTTTTCGTTATTATTGTGATGATTGTTGTGAATATTTTGAACAAAGTTACAGGTTTTTTTTGATACTTGCCAAATAAAACCCTGATTTTTTATGAAAATATTTTTTATCTGGTGACTTTTCAAGTAATTTATATATTTGTGATACTCTTTGATATGTAATATTTAATATTTTAGAAACCCCTCTATAAGTATTAAATTTATAGACTTTTTTATCATTAAAAACTATGAATTTTTTCTGTTTAAATTCTTTTTTTCTATGTGTAGTTTCACAACTATAATGTTTCCATGATTTAATGATATCAATATTTTTTTCATAAAAATCAGGGGTGACAATTCTATATTTTTTTCTTTTAATACTATGAGTGTTAATTTTATTATATTCAATACCTCTACTATAATTTAAGAATTTTGATAATTCGATACCAGAGCGAAATTTATTGACAATATTACCCGATAAATCAATTAAATATAGTTTTTTACGTCTTATATCACCACCTCCAGAACCAGCAATTTTTGTTTTATTATATAACATATCCCAATTATATTTATTAATATATTGTTGTTCCTTAAATAATAATCTAGCATCATCAACAATTTCCAATATTTCAAATATAAAATTTTCAATACCATATTTATTTACAGCATTTTGTAGGTGTTGATTTTTATGTTTGTTGTTTCTTAATTTACTAAAATGTACATCATATCTATATGATATATTTTTACTACTACCTATATATTTTTTATTATTTATTTTATTGGTAATCACATATACTCCTGATATATTCTTTTTCATATTAAAACTTTACTTTATTTAAATAAAAACGTAGTGTGTTAATTATATATACTAAAAAAACGGTTAAAATTTTATAATGTCAAGTAAAGATACTTAGATATCTAATAAAATATAAATGAATATGATATGAAACTAAGATTTATTGGTAATTCTTTTTATTTATAGATTTGAATAAACAAATGGTTTGAGTAATAATTTTCCTGTAAATTATCTTTACGAAGTAAAGATAAGGGTTAGAATTGGTAATGTCAAATATTAGACACTACCAGACCCTGATTTACCACTTTTCTCATCAGCAGTTTTAATCGCAACTCTTCTAGAAATATTGATTGAATCAGCTATTTTCTTACCATCAACATTTAGATTGACAGTAGCATTAAATGTCGCATTATTATCTGCAAATTCAACTTTTAATGGTTTATTTAAAATAGATGCTAAATTTGCAAATGCTGATCCACCACCAGATTCCATAGTGTTGATAGCATCAATCGTTTGTCTAATTTCTTTAAATTGAGCAGACGATCCTTGCAACACTGCACCGATATTATAAAATGCATTACCAAGTCTTTCAAGATTATCTGCATTAGTACCCATCGATGCAACTGCTAAACTCATAGCAGTTAAACCACCTAAACCTACAGTACCGACTGCAAATGCAGCACTAGCAATACCAGCCATACCTCCTGCAATACCTGATAAATTAGCACCATCTAATGTTCCAAAACCTTCAGCCATTTTACCTATTCCTGTTGCAGCTAAATTAATACCTGCTCCGATTCCTAATACAGCAGCAGTTAACACTCCAATACCTACTGCTGACGTTGTTGCTGCACCACCTAAAGCTACCATTCCAACAGCCATAACTGGTATTGCAATACCTAAACCAAGTGCTACATCTTTGAATGCTTCTAATTGATCTACATTTAAATCTTTCATTGCCGTTGCAAGTTCTGCAATACCTTTAGCAGCCAACATAACACCAGCTCCAATTCCAGCTCCAGCGATACCGATTCCAGCTCCAGCACCTAGTGCTGATAGAGCACCACCTTTACCACCTTTACCAGCTTTACCTGCCATACCTCCAGCAGCACCTCCTTTCTTACCTAAGAGACCACCCATTTTACCAAGACCAACCTTGTTGTACATGGATGTTACTAATCCAATTGACTTAGTTAATGCAAAACCAATTGCTAATGCTTTACCAGCACCGACCAAGAAAGTTTTCATGGCTTCAGATTTACCATTCAATACACCTTGGATTGTATCAATCATTGGTGATATATGATTTTGAAGAATACTATTAATTCCTTGTATGATTGGTAACATCGATGATTTAAACATTTGAATAGTATTAGCAAATTCTTCATCAAATGTTTTCGCACTTTTAGCTCTTTCATCTAAAGCTTTACCTTGTTTTTGTATTAGTTGAATATCAGTATCACTTAACTGATTAAGTGTTTTCTTTTTACCTGCTATTTCAACGTAATATTGTAAACTATCCTTTTCTCTTTTTGCAACACCTTCGGCAACCTCCATTTCTTTTTTAGAAAGACCGATCATTTGTTGTCTCATCTTTTGTATTTCAGTCATACGTCTAGCTTGCTCTGCTAATTCACCTCTTTGCATACCAAGTGATTGACCGACACGTTCTAATCTATCCATATCCATTGGTGATATGAAAGTTTCCATTGTACCATTGGCTTGCTTTTTAAATGTAGCAACACCTCTGGTCATCTCATTAATTTTCTTGGTAAATTTAGCTGGATCATTACGAGATAGAAATAGTAATTGAAATGGATCAGTTTTAGCAAATTCACCTCCCATTACCTGTAATTGGGCTGCTAAGTCAACAGCTCCTTCAAGTGTTCTTGCAGATTCAACAGAGTTCATCATTTCCCCCATATCAATCTTAAATTTTTCAGCATAGCTTGCCATTTCAGCAAAACCCTGAACACCATTACGGAATGTAAATTTCTGTAAATCCTTAAAATTGGTTGTAATATTCTTTAATACTTTGGTTGTGTTAACACCCATTCTCTCTGTGGTATCAACAACACCTTCAACATAGTCTGCAGATTGTTGTGCAGATAAACCCATGTTTTCAAATTGACCAGCAAGACGTGCTGCTTGCTCAATCCCAAGACCAGTACCTTTTCCAATGGCAACTATTGCTTCTAATGCTGCTTCTGATTGTATTCTTGCTCTACCTGTTTCATCAGCAAATGTAGATTGAATACTAGCTAAGTCTTGAACACTAGCACCTAAACGTGAAGCACTAACTGCTGCACCTTCAATGCTTTGTCTCATTTCTGCCGATCTCTCACCTGATAATCCCAACTCAAGATTAAGACTTTTGATTGCTTTATCCGATTCCATTAGAAAACCAAAAAAGTTACTGTTACCAATCTGGTTCAACTTATTATACATGAAACCTAAAACACTAACTCTCTTATTTTCAACAGCTAATATCTCTTTTTGCTTGGTAAGTTCCTTTTGTGCTAATTCAATTTGTCTCTCATAGTTTTTTATCTCTTTTTTAGATAGATTCTCACCACTAGCTAATTGATCTGCAATTTGTTTTTCTAAGGACAGTAAATCTCTTATAGCATCTTTACTACGTCTCTTAGCTTCGTTTATCTTTAAATTGTTGGATAGACTATTCTGTTCTGCATCGTTTAGTTCTTGAAGACTCTTAAGTAAATCTTCAGCATTTTTCTTATTTTGTTTTGCCATTAGAGAATTTTAACATAAATACTATTAGTATTATTTTAATACAGTTAATGACTATTTCTAGATTTACGCATTTCTTTTTCCTGATGTTTCTTAGTTTCTTCCATTTCAGTCTTCAGCAGATCAAGATAATATCTTCGCTTATAGACTGCTATATTTTCCACATAATCAGATGAGAAATTAGCATGTTTGGTGAGGATATATATTTCTTCCATCACCATTTGCTTATATTTACCTGCTAAAGACTTGGGAAAAAAAAATCGACTCCGACAGTTAATGATGCTTTGAACTTATATCCATCTTTTGCTTTGAACTCATAGCTCATATCAATATCAGGACTTACATCTAATATCTTCTTACGAATGGTTAATGTATCACGAACTGGCATTGCATCAACAAATCTATCAATGTAACTACGATCAGTCTTATCACCTATTTGAACAATATGTGCTTTCAACTTCATGGTTGAATATTCACTATAATCATGACCATATGCTTCTTGGACTGATTCAGCACGTTTTTGTAATTGTTGTTCTTCACCTGAAGATAACAATCTAAACTTAACCAGTTTTTTTCTCATTGGTAGATCAACGGTAAAATGACCACTTTCATCTGGACGTTCACTTAATTCCTTATTTTTAAGTTTTGTTAGATCAACTACTTGTGAAAATGTTTTATCATTTCTTGGATCGGTAACTTGAACTTCATATTCATGACCATATGATGATGCTCTTAAAAATAAGATTAATGCATTTTTATCACCAGTAAGTAATTTGCTTACATCTACATTTTTTGGTGATTTTATTTTTCTTCTTAATATTACATCTAATACTGTACCATCTTGAATCAGTGATGGTGTGGTTAGGATATCTTCATCTTTTGAAGTTAGATATTCAATCTTAACCTTATCCAATCCATCTGGGTAAAATAAACCTTTTGATGGTAAATCAACAACCTCGTATCCAACAATTAAATCTGGATCGGTTTCTTGTTGCATTCTAGATTGAAAGTTATCTGGTGATTCCATATTAATCTTTGGTGGCATTTTTGATGTTGGACTTTCATTTGAAATTCCACTAACACCTGATTTTTCCTCATCTGATTTCTGTCTCTGTGAGTAGAAATTAGCCAATGATTCATCTAATGCTTTCTTATCTAAATCTTTATCTGATAAATTGTTTCCTTGTGACATCTTATAATTTTTTATAAAACTTTATTATTTGCTGATAAATACAGTGAATTAAATTTTTTTTATAATAGATTCAAGATTTCTGCTTTTCAAACGTATAATATAATATACAGACAAAAATGTATAAATTTAATATATGGGAAGATCAAGAACAAATGTTGCATTGATGGATGGTGAGATAACTCCGAAGCAGCTAAAAGATGAGAACAAAGAATTAATTAAGGGTACTGTCTATTCTAATGTAAAAGTAATTGCTAAGAATGAAAGCCAAAAAGAGTTACTAAGGTCAATAAAGGCAAATCAAATTACAATTTGTAGTGGAAAAGCAGGTTGTGGTAAAACTTTCGTCTCACTTGGATATGCACTTAAACTATTAAAGACTCAAAATAATTATTACCAGAAGATTTATCTAGTGAAATCAGTTACACCACTTAAAGGTGAGGAGGTTGGTTTTTTAAAGGGTGATTTAAAGGAAAAAATTGATCCATATATGGCGAGTTATTATATCAACATGGAGAAATTAATCTCTAAGATGGATATGACTAGTTTAATGACCCAAGATTATGTTAGACCATATCCTCTTACTTATCTTAGAGGTGCAAGTTTAGATAATGCAATTATTATTGTTGATGAAGCTCAAAACATCACTATGGATAACGCAAGAACCATCCTTACTAGAATAGGTGAAAATAGTAAAATGATATTATTAGGAGATTCAAATCAGATCGACATGAAGTATAAAGAAAATTCGTGTCTTTATAAACTAATATCACTATTCAAAGATACTGATGAAATAGGAACAATAATAATGAATGATAACGATAGAAACGTAAGAAATCCAATTATTGATATGATTGAAGAAAAATTCGATTCGTTAAAAGAATTTAAAGATGGAAAATAAACCAATTTATGTGGCTTATGTCGCAATAGGTGCTATTGAAGACCAAGAGGATATTCAAACAATAATGGCTTCTGCATATGAATCAATGAACCCAATTTTCAAAGAAATGGAAGGTGAAGTGATATTCATACCTGTACGTGGAACAGATAGTAGACTTGAATGTATCAATCCAAAATATATTACTGAAGATGAGTTAATTAGAAAACATAGACTTCTTATTGACGAACTTCATGAACACTTGGATGGTCATTTGAAAGAATTACTTAATAATGATAAAAAAAGTGAGTAATGGGGCAAAGAGAAGAATTTGAAAAGATCATGAAAGAGATCGAAGAAAAACTTGAAAATAACCCCAAGTTGAAAGTTGAAATTCAAAATAGTGTTGCTAATATCGAAAGTATACTTGGTTATGAAGTTGATGTTTCAGTAGTGTATAACAAAGGTGTTTCCGAATATGAAGAAATCATGTCTAATTATAATTTAGATGTTGACGATAATGTTGACGATGATATGAAACTTGGTGAGTTTATAGATTTCATCCAAGAAGAAGATTTAGATTATAATGTAATGATTGATCCTATATACATGAAAAAGGGAGTAAATAAAATTACAAATGTGCTGGTGACTACTGTTGATAACACTGTCATTATTGTACCTAAAACAAAAGAAGAAAATGAGTAAGAAAGTAATAGCAGTTGATATAAATGAGATTTTCAGATCGTTATGGATACAATTCGATAGATATTATGTAGAAGAATTCGGTGAAGAGGGTGCTCCTGATGATGAAGTAGCATATGTGTATAACTATTGGAAAAATTATGAGTGGAAAGATACCACTGTAAAAACTAAGGAATTAAGAGAGGATGCTCCAGAGACAATATCACCTACAGATTATGTTGTTGATGAAAAAACAGGAGAATCTAATGCAGATTTCATATTGTTTCAAGAAAAATCTGAAGCTTTTACAGCAAGGGAAATGTATAATAAGTTCATGTATGAAGATTTCTGTATGGATATCTTCGGATTTGCACCTAAAATGTACCCTCAAGTAGATAAGGATTCCGATCAGTTCTATTTGAAATTCAGAGAGCAATATGATTTAGCAATTGTATCAAAAGAAAATTGGTTCTCAATTGCACCCACATTATTCTTCTTAGCTAAGGTAACACCAAGATTTAATACTTACTTTTTCTATGAAACTAATGAAGAAATATGGGATAGAGTTGATTATTTAATCACGACTGATCCTGAGCTTATCGAGTCAAAACCAGAAGACAAGAAAGTCATAAAATTAGATAGACCATTCAATCATGAATTAGATGGTGATGTGGTTGCTACAAACTTAATCGACTTGGTTGATAATGAAGAGTTTAAAAAATTAATTAATTATAAAGAAGAAAAAGAAAAAATAGAGGAATAATGGCAGAAGAAAATAAAGAATTGTCAAACGAGCAAATAGATAAAATGAAATTAGCTATTGCTAAATTAAAGAACAGTGAATCTAAATTCCTGTTTTTTGTAACAAAATCAACAAACCCATCAGCTTCAATGTATGAAGTGTATTTCCATGCTAATGTCGTGAAAAATATGGGCTTTGAAACAATTATACTTACAGATGAAGATGAGTATGAAATTCCATATTGGATTGATGAAGATTTAACCAAGTTAGATCACCAGCCAATGAGTAAGGCTAAACTAAATGTAGGGCCTGAAGACGTATTAGTTATTCCAGAAATATTTTCGAATGTAATGGAGCAAACTAAAAATCTTCCATGTATTAGAGTGGGATTATTACAATCTATTGACTACATGATGAATGGTTTAGTACCATCAGTGGATTGGTCATCGTTCGGTGTTAATAAAATAATTACAACATCTGATACGTTGAAAAATTTAGTAGAGGAATTCTTCGGTAAGGATAAATTTGATGTGAAAACATATAGTGTTGGATTACCAGAGTACTTCTATAATGATGATGCACCAAAAAGACCTGTAATTAGTGTTGTAGGTAGAAATCCAAATGAGATATCTAAGCTTATTAAATTATTTTATGCAAAGTATCCACAATATGGTTGGGTTACATTTGATAGTATGATTACTGAATCAAAGCCACCAAGATCACTTACACGTAAAGAGTATGCTGATAGATTAAGAAAAAACTTTGCTGTAGTGTGGGTAGATAGAATTGCTTCATTCGGTACATTACCACTAGAAGCAATGGCAAGTGGATGTGTTCCAATTGGTTTAGTACCTGATATAACTCCAGAGTATCTTTTAGAAAAGGTTGAACATGGAGAAGATGAAACAGGTAATGATTACCAGTATGTTGAGAATTCAGGTGTATGGACTAATGATTACTATTCATTACCAACATTAATTGGTGATACATTAACCAAGTATCTAGATGATACTATCGAGGATGAAGTGTATGATAAAATGAAAGCAATTTCTGATAAATATTTACAAAAAAATTCATCAGTTGAGTTATCTGGAATCTACAAAGGTTTAATTGATGAAAGAATTAATGTTCTTGAAAGTGCTGTCAAAGACTTAAATGAGAAAGATGCTGAAGTTGAAGCAGAATCAAAATAAATTAAAATATCTAAATATAAAAAAATGAAATTAACAACAATTATACCTGTGCATGAAATGAACGATGAGCTTTCGAAATTATTTTTAAAAGCTCTTGAGAGTGTAGTGGGTCAAGAGAAATATAATGTCAAAGATAATCTTACTGTTTTAATTCCAACAGCACCAACTGCTGTGGATGAAGTGAATAAGGTTGTTGCTAAATTTTCAGATCAAGTAAGTATTGATGTTATCACTAATACTGAAAATACTAGTTTCCAAGGACAAATTAACTTTGCTGCTGAGAAAGTAGAAACTGAATATTTTACAATTTTAGAGTTTGATGATGAAATATCTGATACATATTATTTTAATGTGGTTAAACATGCTAATCATTATGGTAATGTGGATGTGTTTCTTCCAATTCTAATTGAATCTAATGCTCAAGACCAAGCATTGAAATTAACAAATGAAACTTGCTGGTCACGATCATTTGTAGGTGAAAACGGTGAAATCGGATATTTAAATGCTGACTCACTAAATCAATATACTGATTTTAAATTGTGTGGTTCTATTATGAAAACACAAGAATTTATTAATTCTGGTATGTTGAAAACTAATATCGAATTAACCTTTCAATATGAATTCTTATTAAGAGTGATTATGAATGGTAGTAATGTTTATATCATCCCGAAAATTGGATGTAAACATCTGGTAACACGAGAAGGAAGTCTTTTTGATAAATATTCAAAAACATTGACTTTAAAAGAGAGACAATTTTGGTTTAACACAGCCAAGAAGGAGGCAAATTTTCCTTCTGACAGAGAAATTGATACTTCCGAGTTGCTAAGTGTTGCAGAATAACCTTAGACAACTAGAATTATAAATGACAGTTAAAAGAAAAAAAAGAGTAGTAAATAAAAAGAAATACTTTGCAGAAAGAGAAGAGCAAGCAGTATTAGATTATAAATATGCCGACACCATAGAGGAAAAGCATCGCATTTTCAAAGAGATTTTGCAGAAGCCTTTCCAAATTATGGTGGAAGCTATTCTTCGAAGATATCAACATCATATTGGTAATTACGATATTAAAGAAGTAGAAGCTAATGCATATTCTCATTTAGTTGAACAGTTTATTAAATTTGATGAGAATCGTGTAGGTAAGAATGGTAAAAAGGCAAAAGCATATAGTTATTGTCAAACCATTGTAAGAAACTTCTATAAAGATCATGGTGAGAAAAGCTATAAAGAGAAAACTCAAATATTAAGTTGGGAAGATTATTCCGATACTGTTATGGAAAAACAGGAATATCTTTATGAGATAGATGATTTAGAAAAAAGTGACTTGGAAGAGCTTATTGATATTGTAGTTAATAGTATGCGTGATAGGATTGACGAAGATGGCACTCTTAAAAAGAATGAAATCATAGTAGGTGAAGCAATTATTAATGTATTAAGTAATTGGCATATTCTCTTTCTTGAGGAAACTCCAGATGGTAGGGTTAATAAAAAAATTACTAATAAATATCAGAAAAACAAAATACTTCAATTGTTGAAAGAACAGACTAGACTCAATACTAAAGAGATTAGAATGTCCATGAAACCATATAAGGAAATATACTTCTTACAGAAGAAAGATTTTTTTACTGATGAATAACTATTTGTCTCTTGGGTATTTATAATAAACAATAAAGAAATGCCAAGAAAGAAAAGACATAAGTTTAAGTTCGACCAAGATAGTGTTAATTTACTATTACAAGAGTGTTACGATGACTCTAGAAATACTAAAGCTAAAATTGTTTCCTTATTTACTAAATGGGAAAAATTTGCCACTGAAGGTGGTGAAATAGCAGCAATTGGTGACCAAATAGCAAAACTATTGGGTGCTGAGGCTAAAAACCTAGATCAGAAAATCGTTATTTTAAGATATCTTAAAGAGGTTGTATTTGAGAATGAAAAGATGCAAAACAACAAAAGTGAAGTTGGTGACGAAGTTCGTAACAGTCTAATTAAAATGGTTAGAGACGCAGAAAGTAAGAAGAAAAAAGAAAATGAGTCTAATTAATGATAAGAAAAGTATTTTTACAGAAATTGGTGCATTCAATTCAATCAGTAGCAGTGTTGAACTACCAAATCCTTCAACATCATTATCTTCTATTAATAATGGTAAGGATATAGGTGCATTTCTCTTGGATATACTTGTTACTCTAGTAGGTAGTGAAGTATTGAAAAGTGTTACTGGTGAATTATTAGGTGATTTTATCACCGAAACAAAACCAGCTTTAAAAGATTCTTTAAGAAGTCAACTCATTGATTTTAATGGTGGAGATGGTTTACCTACTGAATTTGTAAATAATGGATATACTATCCCTGCTAAAGATATTGATGTATATGGTAAGTTAAAAACTGATCCAGCATCTGATATTGGAAGTCAAATTTACGATGGTGAATCATCAACCAATTCATTTGATAGAAAAGCATATCAAGCTATTGTTACCCCAAATACTGAAGTAACATATGGAGTTCTGACTATATTATATAATGATGTCACTGATGAATTTACTTTTAAACCAGTAGTGACATCACAAAGTATAGGTCAATTTATATCTAGTTTTATTACTGATATGAATCTTTTTGATAGAAAAACATTTATAACTGAAGTTCTTAATGTTATTTTTGGAACTAAAAGTGCAGCACAAGGTAAAAGTGAACAGGAAATATTTGAAGAAAGTAAAATAAATAAAACCTTACAGAATTTCATTGATGAAAGAGAAATTCTTACAATCTCTGATGATGAGTTGGTTGAGTTACAAAATGAAGCAAGACAAATTAGTCAAGGATTTACAGAAGTAAATATTGGATGTTGTGATGTTTTAAGAGGCTCAATGACTGTTGAGGATATGACAGATTTAAATGAGAGATTTAGAAATGCTTCTAATCCTGACGAGGCTGGTAATATATTAAGTGATGGTGTTATTGGCAGCTTCCAAGGTGAAGATGCTCCTGATGCTGAAGAGAATCAACAAACCATTAAAGATGGTATCATCAAACGAATCATTAATGCTATATTGAAAATACTTTCTATTGCTGTAACTACAACACCAGAAGCCAGATTTATTTTACTAGTAGCCAGAGGTTTTAAAAATAATGATGTGATTGAATCGTCTAGCCCAGTTAGTGATTTAATCAATTTTAAGGTTTTAATAAAATGTCTAATAAAGAAGGTAAAAGAATTAATCTTTGAGTTTTTATTTGACTTGGTTAAAGAGCAGTTAATTAAATTAATTATACCTATTAGTAAACGAATACTAAGGGAAAAAATAAATCAATATATCGGAGTACTCCGAACTTTAATAGGATTTGGATAATGGCAACAGATTTTTCAAACATAGAATCAATAATTGGGTCAATAAGCACAATTTTAAAAATACAAACTATTGGAGGTGCAACAACTGTTCCATCACCATTAATTTTAGTAGGTGCACCACTTAGAAGTGGATTATCTCCAACTAAAATTGCATCAAGAATTATAGCTCGAAAAAGTGAAGCTGGTCTTCCAGTTGGTGCTTTACCATCTGGTGGTGCAAGTCCTGATGAACTAATGGAGAGAATTAGAGTAGAGGAAATTATTAAAGCAATTCAACAAGAAGGTGTTGTGACTGTTGCAATAAGACCCGGTATTACATTAAGTGCTGCAGGTGCTAGTCCATCAGGGCCTGTTACTGTATTTGGGTCTACAATTACATTAGCATCAGCAAGAGGAATCATACAATAATGGATAACCTAAAAGATTATAGCGAAACTCAATTATTAAAATTCATCAATGATGCTGAACGTGATCATAATGAAAAAAAACAGGATATTAGAAATGTCTTGGATGAATACAAGGAAGTTGAGGATAGACTTAATAATGAAATGGATATATTAAGTGATATTGAAAAAAGATATGTACAGTTAATGGTAGAGTTAAATGAAAGAGGTAAATAATGGCATTTGAAAGAAAAATAACGCAACAATCTGATCCTTATAATAGAGTTGGTAATAATGCCAAAAAGGTGTCCAATGTTTATTGGGGTGAAGTGATATCAATTGAAGATAATACTGATGGTGGTAGAATAAAAGTTAAGATACCTGAATTAGATACTCAAACACCTAATGAAAATTTACCGTATTGTTATCCCATGATGCCTAAATTTTTTCATATTTATCCTAAAGTAGGTGAAGTAGTTAGAATTATTCTTGAAGATAATGATACACCACAAAGAAGTAGATATTGGATTGGAAGCGTTGTATCTCAATTACAAAATATTAAGTTTGATAACGTATTTAGAGCATTATCAACTTCAAATCTTAGACAAACAACACCACTAAAAGCTATATCTTCATATCCTGAAGCTAGAGGTGTCTTTCCAGATAAAAAAGATATTGCATTAATTGGTCGTGATAATACCGATGTTATTCTTAAAGAAAAGGAAGTACATTTAAGAGCAGGAAAACATGAGATTGATAGTGTCTTGGTTTTAAATAAAAAAAATCCTGCTACTCATTCATTATATTTTGAAGAAGTAAGTGGTGAAACTAGAAGTATGTCACTACATCTTGCAGATAAAATTGCATTGATAGCTCATGATGGTATACCTAAGTTCAAAGCTGCTGATTTGGATGTCGATGAAAGAAATAGAATCATTAGTAAAGCACACCCAATGGTACGTGGAGATGTGTTAGCAGAAATATTGGAGATATTTAGAAAAGCAATTCTAAATCACATACACCCATATTCAAATTTACCATCAGATAAATCAGGAATTATTCTGGATTTAGAAAAGGTGAATTTAGAGAGCTTTAAACAAAATAACATCCTGATCAATTAAAAAAATTGACTTTATGGCTTTTTTTGTGTTATATTGCACTCATGAGTCTACCAAATGTTCCAATTGAATTTTTTAC